GTTTTGACAAGATTTTTATGTATTTACTACCTTCAGAAACCTCAAGGCCTTCGTTGAATTCTGAAATCATTTCAAGATTGTGTGGTGACAGTTCATGAGTCCCATTGCGAGAGGTCCAGTTGAAATAATCAGATTTGATTGTTTCGAGGAGAGTTGCGATTTGTTCCTGCATTTTTAGTCCTTTCAGTGACTAGTGATTCTTTCTATACTATAGTTCTAACATATAATGATAGAAATGTCAAGCGGTATTTCGCATTTTTTCCAATTCTTTTTGTTGATTTCCGACAATATATCTTAAATCATCATTGCGTTGAGCAAGCACCATTGCCTGAGTTTTCCAGTAGGAAAGTTCAGAATTGTCTACTCTTTGTGAAGGTAAAAGTTTTAATGTATCCATAACATTCTCCTAAGTGATTCTGTTTCTACGACTAGAGTATCACAAAGCTACAGGAGAGTCAACAGTTAATTTACAGAATAATTAACCATAACATCTATTTGTTGTCCGATACGAACATTTGGACGATTATTATTTGCATATATCGACCGGCGAATAGTGGTTCCATGAACTCGTATGTCTAACCAATATTGTTCAACTACTTGATAGGCGTTGCGTCTATTGACTGTATGACAACGATTTTCGACTCTGGTGGTATTCTGTCCACTGGATTGATTGGCCCCAATGAAAGCACCGATAATCGCGCCGGTATTTCGATTGCGTACCTTACTTCCGCCGCGCAGTGAGTTGCCAATAATTCCACCAATGATTGCACCCTGCAAAACATTTGCATTATTAATCAATGGGACATGAACATTATTACAAACCAATTCGGGAACATTTTCATATCTTGTACTATAGATAGGTTGTATTCCAACAATAGTTCCGGTTGCTCTTTCGGCAGCTCGTACTGATAAACTTAGTGTATGAGAACATGCAGTAAGTAGAGTTGATAGTGCTAAGATTTTGATTGCCGTTTTAATCATTTGAAATTTCCTCTCAGATTTTCTAGGGCTCCAATCACGATTGATGGATATTCCCCCAAGTAACTACCCGCCGATAGATCGTCCAATTTGATTAAATCTTTATGGTGGTGGGTTATAAACATAAAGTTTTCTAGTATTCTCTTTGCAAGCGCATCATATGCGCCGTCTGTTAGTATCGGGTCGTCATCTTTATAATACGCATATGAAGCCATCAAATAATAAGGAATGGTCATATTTTCATTCTTATCAATGATGTCGTTCATATGCGTATCAATAATCATTAGACTCGTTGACTTTCTGCGTAGTCTTTAGCCTTCTGCTCATCAACAAAGAATTTCTTTGAGATGACTGATCTGCCGTCTTGCGACCAGACAGAATTGACTTCGGTTTTCTTTACTTCGAAACCGAAAATATGATCCCAATTTACAATGGGAGTGAGTTTTGTGTAACATTTATAGTTACGGTTTTCTTTAATTTTCATGCTAAGTTCATTACATCCTGTGCATAAGATTTATATTTGGGTTCTTTGAATCCGTCAAGTTCTTCCATTAACATCATCATACGGTTTTTAATAAAATAATCAAATACTTTTCGCATATCTCCTTTTGGGTCGTTATCAAATTGGGCGATAATATTATCTCTAATATCATCTGGCACTTTTGTAAGGTCTACTAACTGTTCGTTTCTCTTAAATCTCGCAAGCATATTCACATCCATAAAGTCTTCGGGATTTCTGGACATATCCATCCAGTTTACCAGACTCTTTTTAGTGATAGGCTTCTGACGGCGATTTTCTACAAAAACTTCATCGTCCGAAAGAAAATTGGGAATACCGTCCGACTTATCGCCGCGAATAATATGTTCGCGAAGAAATTGTTTCGGGTTGTCCTCTTTCAGAAACTTTTTCATAATCGTACTGTATTGAGACACATTGGGGTATTTTTGTAGTTGTTTAAAGTCTTTGTCACTTGAAACAATCATACACTTTTCACTCGGCGCAAATCTCTGCACCAACACCGCAATACAATCATCAGCTTCGGCGCGTTCCACCTCAACAATTTTGTAAGGAAAAACTTCTTTTAGGTCGCGTTTCATATCATTCATAGTATTGAAAATAAGACTCCAATCTATACCAGATGATTCGCGTTCTTTCTTTCTTGAAAATTTATAGTATGGAAAAAGGTCTTTTCTCCAATAATTTTTATTATCACAACAAATAACGACATTGCCATATTCTGCCGAAAACTTTTTCTTTATGTTAAGCAAACTTGTAAGGATCATATGGCGTACAAGATTTTCATCGATCTCGCTTGTCCGAGGCCCTACTTGTGTCATTAAGTTGGAGATAATAACTTGACTTAGGTCTATTAATATCATTTGTACATCTCTGTTTTGTTTCTACTACTATATATTACCACAACTACGCAGGGATGTCAATAGTTTTATTGAACCATTCTGGTATTTGTCGTTTTGTCCACACCATATTAAACCGATCTTGTTTGGTTTCGTAAAACATACGATAAGATTTTACAGGGTCTTCGGGGAAAATGCACTCTGGATTTGCCTTCATTGCAAGAGGAAATGGAGTAAGAGCATACCTATACCCATCTTTGATATTTTTTGGAAGTCTACCTAATGCATTACGCAATAGGGTGTCTGTCATATGAACTTTGCCGTATCGGTATGTATATTCTCTACATAGTTCTGAAAAATGGTCATAGTGCCACATATAGTTGTTATCACTGGCCATAGTCCACACGGTACACGGATGACTCATGTGAACAGCCTTATATAAGACGCTCTCACGCGCATCTGACAGTTCCCAATACTTTGACATAGTTTTGCCCGACTTGGACTTACGGCGTGTTTCTACACCGTCTAACATGCGGTGAGCAGTAGAAAGCATCTGAGCACTTTCTACTATCATTTTTACCACATGTTTATCGCACTGCAATTGGGCCGCAACTTTTGGGTCTTTGTCTAGTATAAAGATATTCACACAAAATCTCTCAAAGTTACTGACCGTGAAGAACATTTTAGTTTCCGCAAAGCATGGATAGTAATGCCACGAATTCTTTCACGAGTCACACAATATTGTTGACCAATTTCTTCTAATGTGTAAGATTTGTCTAAACCACCAAGTCCAAACCGCATCCGTACCACACGCTCTTCGCGGGGAGTGAGTGTAAGCAATGCAGATGTGATAGCAGCTTTTCTTTCTAGAATCACGACATGTTCATCATCATCAACTGTCAATTCAACATCGTCTAAAGAGTCCATATCTTCTGACACATAGTCTTCGAAATATTTCCGGTTTCTCATGTATCTACTTTTGAAAACACCTACTGTAGTCATAACGAATCATCCTCTCTTGTTACAATTAAATATACCACAAGAGAGGATGAGAGTCAAGTATTATTTTGCTATTTTATCTAAAGTCGCATTAATATCTTTCCTAAGTTTGGCATAACCACTAGGACTATCTAATTCAACATGAGTACTTATATGTTTCCTTAACTCATCTTCATGTTTTGGAAATCTTTTTATAATAGGTTGCAAAAACTTAGTAGGACTAAGCTTTTTATTATTTGATTCTTTTGCCTTTTTTATAGCAGACTTATCACCAATTTTAAATTTGCTAGCAAATTCACTAAAACTTTGTTCTTCGCCCATATTTGCATATGCTCTGAATTTTCTAGGGTTTATTTGGCCCGGAGTTTTATGTGTCATTTTCTTTGCTTTTGCGAGATTGGCCATGCCTTGCATCGCCCGATAACTAGCATTGCCCCTTTCAGTAACTTTTCTAATTTCTTTAAAAACTCTATTTGTATCACGGTCTAGTTTGTCCATTGTTCTTTGATACTTCACAGAATTTCCAGTAGTTTGCATCATTTTTTCTAATTGTGTATGCATGTCTATGATTTTTTGTATTTCTGCTTGCAGATCACTTACCGCTTCTTTTTGTTCGGCTGGGACTTTCTTATCACCATAATACCTAAATGAATCTCCAACTTCTCTTTTTGAGTATGTCCACTGTTTTTTTGCTTTGCGGTGAAAATCTTCTGCTTCTTTTTTAAATTTCGGAAACTCATTTCCACGATCCTTACCAGCGGATGGTATTGATGACTTCTGCACGGTTCCAACATGTTTGGATGTCATTTTTTCTAGTTTGTCTAGGATTTTATGCAATCCCTTGTCAATCTGTCCGGTCGTCCAAGGGAACAATTTAGAAACAATCTCATTTACTTCATTAGAGCCATTCAAGTCTTCACGCAATTCTTTAAAAGTTTTCATTTTTCTTTCCTTTTTTTCTTTATTTATAATAGTGCCATCTTACAAATATAATAAGAGTCCACTATATCAGATGTGGGGTTGCCAATCTTTTCAGACTTAATGACAAGCTCTTCCTGTAAATTTCTTGAAGTTTCTTGTAAAAATGATTCATACATTTTTTCTTTGTTTGCATTTCCTTTTCCGGTCGCAAACTTTTTGATTTCTGTTGGAGCGATAAGTTTATATTCTATATCTGCGTTCCAAATTTTCCATTTCAATAATCCAGTATTTTCCGCAATATGAAATACTTTACCTTTAGATCCATAACTATAATCTTCTATTGCAACTAATTCAATTCCATTTGATATGAGAATGTCCAAGGCCCAATCAGATATAAAGTCATATCGTTCTTCGGGGGTTTCCCACAATTTAAACTGTGGACTACCCTCTATATTTTTGTATTGATAATCTTCGTATTTTTTAACACCGGAGAGAAAAAAAGATTGACAGTTTTCAAAACTAAAATTTTCTTTCTCTCCGGTATAGATAGTCACCGCTGGACACGATAAACTATAATCAATACCACCTATTCTTCTTCCATCCATAATTCACTCTCGTCCACTTCATGCTCTGGTTCATCTATATTTATATAGATTTCAAGAGCCTCTCCGCAGACAGGGCAAAATCGAACTTCTTCATCATTATAGGTTTCTACTTTAAATTCAGCAGAACAGTGTTCGCAACCTATCGTTTCCATTTAATATTCCTTAATAATCAGATGTATATAGTAATATTAAAAAGTTATCTCACATGCACCACCGACACATGCGGCAGATCCCATTGTATCAATGTCTGTGAATTTCTTGGTTGTAAGTTGATATGTAAAGTCAACATGATTCATATTCTGTTGAATCTTAGTCCACTTATGGCACAAGAAAACATCCTTGAGACAATATTCCGCCATTTTCATATCTTTCATAAAGTAATTATCTGCAAATTTCTTAAACCTACGAATCCACTCGGCGCGTAAATCTGAAATTTCACCCTGATATTCTGGTGGCATTTGTGCAACTGAGCAGGCTTCCCAAAGATTATCAAACCCCTTGCGAGTATCTACAATCAAACCAGCAGCAAACAAAGCACCCCGACCATATTTTGCAACAATCTCATCTTCATCTAACACTTCAGTCATTGGGGCTTGGTGAAAGTCTTTGTCGCCCATACCAGATAGGAATGATACACCCGCAAAGAAATCTTTATTGTCAAACAAGTAATCTTCAACCTCTGACCACATATGTTCTGGTACTGTCACGGTGTTCGAAACATTATGTCTTACTGTTGGATCGGCGCAGAGGTGTTCATTTGTTCCCGCTTCTACCCAATTTTGTTGTACCTGTTGTACTTTTTCTAGTAATGCAGTACCGAATAATTCTTCTTTATATAAAGAACCTTCTGGCGAAATTACTGGAAATCCAATACAATAGTCTGTACGACTCGTAGACCATACTGACTCTTCAATCATATATGGATTGGATTTTGCAATTAACTGTGCGACTTCGGCATCCTTATTCATTTGAACATGTCGAATATATTTTGGAGCATGTTCTGCATGAATACCTGATGCAGTTTCTAAGAGAACAGAAGCGTTACCAGATGGTTTGACACATGTTGTACGCGCAGCCTGATTAATGCCAATTAATTCTGCAACCTGTTTGTTGACAGTTTTGACAATTTCTGCGCCGTCTTTTTGAATCTGATCGTCAAACAATACATCTGGATTATTCATCCAACCTGTTACCGATACACCAAGCAGGGCTTCACGATCAAAGATTTTCTTTGATGTTTCTGAGAGATATTTAAAGTCTGTATATCCTGCCTGCAATGTACCCATGATAGCACCCGCCCGACAGGCTTTAAAGAACTCTTCCTTAGTGGTACACTTACCACCATTGATTTCGGTAAGGTTACACCCCTGCCAACCGCTCTCACCGTCTATCTGTGGATACATACCAATTTCTACACATGGATTTGTGGTGTGCTCTGTATTGTCTACAAAGTAAAATCCTGGCTCCCCAAATTCCTTGATCGATTTCATACAATTAGAAAATTCATTTTTTGTAATCTCACTACGCACAATGACTGCCGAGTTATTTGATCTTCCTCTTTGTGGATTGTCGATAAACCAATTGCCGGTTTTTGCCGTCAACATTTCTTCGTCATCTTTAGAGAACAAACAAATGGTCGCAGAGCGTCTTACACCACCCGCCAGTACTGCATCTGCAGCGTGCATAGAGATATCATATACATGAATGGGAGATAGTCTTGTATCACCTTTGAGTACCAGAGTTTGAATTAGATGTTCAATTTTATCCAAAGCCTTGCGTAGTGGTTCTGGGCCGGGCGCTTTAAATCCACCAGAAATCATTGATCCTTGTGGGCGGACTTGTGACAGATCGAAATAAACTTTTCTGCCTTCAAATTCTGGACGAGTACCACCACCCACAAAATATGATGACATCAAGACTCCAAGAGCATCTGCCCAACCTTCGATACTATCTTCTATTAACCAACCTTTGGCCTGTTTCTTTCTTTCTGCAATATCTGGAATTTTTGCAACATGATGTTTCTGGACGGAGAATCCTGCACCGGCGCCGCAGAGTAGAATATAAAACAATTCTTGAAAATATGCAGCACGATCTGCATATGTGGATGTGCAGTTATACATACGCATTTGATGTTTAAGTAGTTGATCTCCTCCGAATTGCAATGCACGCTGCGCTCCGAGAGCATATTTCAGTTTATACGATGATTCGGCCTCATCGATCAACAATGACAATTCTGGTGTCATTTTATCCTTATAAAAATTTCTGTGCATATCCATGACGCGAATTACAGACTCATCCCAAATCTCATATCGTTCGAGATTATCATCCCATCGTGAATATGATTCATAGAATTTTGCCTGAGACATTACCGATCTCGCGTCCATATCTTTATTATTCGAATTTACTACTTTTAACATTCTTTTCCCTCTTCAATGAATATTCTAGCACCTTTTCCAAGACGCTATTTTTAATTTTGCTTCCAAGTCTTTACTGGTAGATTTACTTAGTATTCCCTGTAATTCTGTAATGTCGATTCCTGACAGAATCATATCATTAATATCTTTTTGTCGCACTTTTTCTGGCCATATTACAACCGAAAAATTATTGTCTATTGACTGCTCTATTTTCTTTACAATTTCCTTGTTTCTAGGCTCATTATCATAGACAAATACTACATCTGAAAAGTCTTTAAAATAACTTTTGTCTATGTCACTACCCGCCATAGCGAGCGCATTATCTACGAATAACGAGTCTATCGGACCTTCGACTACATATACAGTCTTAGTTGGATCGACTCTGTCCAAACCAAATATCTTTGGCACATCCTTCACCTTAATGGTGATATATCTCATATGAGATTTGGGATCGAGCGATCGTCCTTGTAAGGCTATCAAATCACACTTTTCATTGAAGAATGGTATGACTATTCGTTTTTCTTTTTGGGGAATATTGTTCGTTACTTTGAGTTTGTCCACTACAGATTTGAAATCATCTGTATAATATAACAAATCCATCATGGGCAACTTTCTACCCTCACAATAAACTCTAGCCGGATGAGACTCCGGCAAATCTATAATCTTTTCTCCATAATCAAATGAGCACTTACTAGAAAATTTTGGTGCAAAGTCAAATTTTATAGGTACATCTTTTTCTTTTATTCCAGCAGGAGCACTTTTACCTTGTTTCCACTTCTCCATAACATATTCTTGATATAAAGATACATTTACTTCCTTAATAAAATTGCCAAGAGACATACCCGCGCCGCAGTTATGACAGATGTACCTAAAGTTGTTTTTCTTTTCATAAAGAAACCCACGCATTTTATAGGAATTCTTTTGAGAATCGCCACAAATTGGACACCTACAATTATATAGGTTGGTCTTTTTTTGTGTAAATCCTTCGAGTTGAGAAGAGAGTCTTTGAATGAATGATCGATCAATATATAACATTACACAATAATACAGTAAAAATTGCGTTGTGTCAATATATTTAGAAAATTTATGTCATATAAAAATGAGCAATCGCGGCAGATACGGCCGCAGCGAATACCATCCAAAACGCTTTTTGAAATGCAGTAGTAGTCCTAGAATTTTCAGCAACAGCTGTTGTCAAATGATCCATTTTTTCCGATAGTTTATTAATTCTATCATACTGAGCAGAATGTTTTTGCTCGATGGCAAGAATTTTTTCTTCTGCACGGGCAATCGAAATCATGGCATCAGCCATTCTATCAATTTTTTCTTCGATACGGTCGAGTCTGACGTTATTCTGTGGACTGTCCATTTAATTATTCCTGCTCTACTGATTCGTAATACTCTTTATATTCTAGTATAATAACTTTCTGTTCACCAATGTATCTTTTCATGTCAATAACGGTTAGTGATAAATTTTCATAGTCCGGATGGTCGAGTGCAAATAATGCAATACTTTTTCCTTCACTTTTCAATCTATCTGTAACTTCTTTATAATTATCAGGCGTCACAACAATAAATTTGAAGTCTTGCCAATTAACTGGCGCGGGCATACTTAGCTCGAGTGGTATTTTTTCCACAAAAACTTCTTCGGTTATTATACGTTCTTCTGGTTTCACTAGACTTGAGCAACCAGCCAACACAACACTCAATACAATACCAATCAATATTTTAATCATTTGTCAATTCCATGATATCAGACTTCAAATCATTTTGTATACTTTTATTTATAATATTTTCTATTAGGGCCGGTTTATTCGCAGCAAGAAATCCCAAATCATGTTCAGATAGGGTTTTTCTCAAACCAGTAACTTCTGATCGCAATTCAGCGCTCTTTTCACTTATGCGCGTGTTTATTTCTTTGACTTCGACTATATTTGCGTTCAGTCGTTTTATTTCGATGTTCTTACTATCGACAGCAGTAGATAATTTTGAATTGTTGATTTTTAGAGTGTCAATATTTGCTTGCAATCTCTGCATGTAAAACCAACCACCAGTAAGGATACCAATGATTGCTAATACCAGATAAATTTTTGCACCTTTAAACATTGACAATAAAAACATTTTATACTACAAATCCCTTTGCAATATAAACATAGTTCCATATTGTTCATCTTGCAATACGACTCGTTTTTTTGGATTTCTTTTGATATATTCTCTAATATCGGAAGCATCTTCTCTGCGTAAGAATGGTTCCCATCGAGAATATTTTTTCTTACCCTTTAAGAATTTTTCATATGCGTCCGGTTTGACCTTAAAGACTCTCATACCGGCAAATTCTTTTTTCCAAGGATTTTCATTGTAACCACCAAGAGCTGCAGATGATGCAGTGTTTGCGATTTCTTCTGTCAATATCAAATCGTGATTTTTTTCTTCTTGTAAATTGATATAATCAATCAAGAGATTTTCCATCAACACAATATCAGAATCTTGCAACCCTTCTTTATTTTCCTTTAGAAGCGCCATAGCAGCAGCATAGGTGGCAATCTTAGATGACCCGCCAGGAAATTTTGCAAGAATTCTTTTGAGATTAAAAATAATTTTATGGAAAGTGGTAAAGGCCTGTTTTTCTTTTCTGGACTTCAATTCACCAGATTTTTTCAACACTTTGCCATTGGCATCAATAATACCAAGATCAAATGCATCTTGTTTATTCCAATCTGATGTCAATATTTTTATAAACTTATACGCAAGAAATGCATTGAATACGCCGGCCATTTAAATCTTTTCCAATTCTTCTAATATGTGATTGTCCAATTTTATATCGTTTGTATATATAGAAACACCGTTTATTCCGTCCACCTTTTCGGGCAATTTATTCAAAAATTTCAGAAAGCTTGCTAAAATATAATATTGTTCAGATTCTATTTTTAGAAACAAAACCCTACTACACGGCACATTACCCAAAACATTATATAAAACTACCAAATGATTTATAATCAATCTTTCTTTCAAAATATCCTTTGTGTGATATTTATGAAAGAGTCTCTTGACGTATTTGATACGTTTCATATCGCCAAGAAACTCTTCCATGTTGTGACACTGGGGATTGTCATAAGATTTCATCTGGTAGTTGAACACGTTAGACTCGTTCAACAACATAAAATTATTCATATTTTCACTTACTTATTATATTAGTCTTCTTTTTTCTTAGAAGCCTTTTTCTTTGGAGCGGGAGTTTCTTTTTTTGCTACAGGAGCAGGAGTCAAAGCATCAATTTTTGATTTGAGACCTCTGTGACCAGACAGGAGTTCTCCTGTTACTGAATCTTTCCATCCAGCATTTGTTGCTACAGGATTTTTCATCCATTTTTGGGGTTTAGCCCATCTTGGTAGATCTGCCATTTGTTTTTTCCTTCTTAGTGATTGTGTTATATTTATCTTATAGTTTTGTGAGTATGGTCTGTTGTATGGGTGTGCGGTATATTCTTTGCGCCCTTGTCAGACTTTTTATGACTATGTGTTTTCATTTTGGGGGCATCATCACCGGCGCCTTCAGCTTCTTTTCGACGTTTGAGTTCAGCTGCCCACTTTTTAGGAGCATACTTTTTCATTGTTCGATCTGCCTGTGATCTAGTACCATCATCTTTTTTTGATTTACTACCAGAAAACATACGGTCAAAAATTTTCTCTCGAAGTTTTCTATGTTGTTCCACTATCTTCTCCAACAGAATTACTCCTTATACATATTCAATTCGTATGGACGTGATCCGCCACGATTATAAACTTGTACTTGAATGGCTTTTCCTTTATTACCCATCAATCTGTAAGTATTTGTCTTACCATTAGACGGTTTTCTAGGACCCATACCAACTACTTCCATTCTTTCATCTGGTGTAATATCAATACCAAACTTCAGTTTTGCATGTGTTATTGCAGTATCAATCGCACTACCCAAAGTTTTGTGATATAGTTCATATCCTGTACCAGAGATTTCTTCAGCCATTCCGAAATAGTCTTTCACTTTTGTTGTCGATCCCTTGCCTGGCGTTGCAAGTCCTTTCCGACGATTTGCCAATTTTCTGTTTGCTTTTTGTTTGATTTTACCCAATTTTGCAAATCTACTATTGGTTTGACTTGGAGAGGCCTTATCTGTAACAGCACCATCTACAACTTTTGAACCCACATCATCTGCTCTCTTTAAAGTATTTTTCTGTTGGTCTCTGTCTTTTAGAGCAGCCTTATTATATCTTTTTTTCATATCACTTGAGATTTCATCAAGTTTAACACCGGCGGCCCGCAAAGTTTCTGCGTCTTCCCATGAAATAGATTCGCCGCGAAACTTAATGTCCATCATTTTTTCTGTTGATTTTTTACCGATATGTTTTTTCAAAAGCATTGCAACATATTCTCTGGGTTCCGTATCTATATTATTGACATAAGATTTCAGTTTATCTGGATGGCCAGTCTTTAAAAGATTTGCAACTCTCATAAATGTATTTTTGTCCATTCCACCATTTTTCTTTGCATAAGCCTCTAATTCTGCAGCAGCCTTTTCCATATCTCCGGCAGACTCATCAAGTTCAACAGACTCTTTAATAGGATAACCAATCATTTGTTTCTTCTTCACCTTAACAATCTTCAAAGTCTTTTTGTCTTTGATTTTCATTGGGGGAAGTTCTGCACTTGTGATGATTGACTTGGCGCCCTTTTCATCAGATGCAGTTCCAACAACTTTGTTACCGGCAGCAGTATCAACAACTGCATAGGGTTCACGCATTTCATCAAG